CTTCGCCCAAGAAAATCAGCAGACCGTTACCCATGCCCTTACCAGTTCCTCAAAGCAATGAGAGCAGCGACCAATTCCTCGGTCGTTGTATGTCCGATTCCAAGACCAGAGCAGAGTTCCCCGATGCACAGCAAAGGCTGGCCGTATGCGGTAACCTGTGGGCCAACCACAAGCGGCAGGCTTTTGAATCCTATGCCGACTACGGAGAAGGTGTCAGGAACAACGCCAAGCGTGGTATTGAACTCAACGAGCGGAACGGCAACAAGTGTGCTACCCAAACAGGCAAGGTCAGGGCGCAGCAGCTTGCCAGCGGTGAGGCCATCTCACTCGCTACCATCAAACGTATGCATTCCTACCTCAGCCGTGCGGAAACATACTACGACAACGCAAATTCCAATTCCGACTGCGGGTACATCTCATACCTCCTTTGGGGTGGGAAGGCAGCCCTCGGCTGGAGCAGAAACAAACTCCGAGAACTTGGCGAACTCGACTAAGGCTCCAAGCAACGAGGCGCAAGTCCAAGCGCGGATGGATTCGCTGATGATGGTGATAACCACCCTCTGCGACTGCATTGGTGCTGTGGATGAATCCAACTCGCCCAACGCTTTTGCAGTGAAGATGAAGATTGTGGACAAGATTGATGCACTGATTGATAAAATTGAGTACTAATGGAACGAGGAAGGCCAAGGTCGTTTGCAACACCCCAAGACCTTTGGGATGAGTTCGTGGAATACTGCGACAAAACCAAGGAGCAACCTATTCTCGTGAAGGACTGGATTGGCCCAAAAGCCGTGCAGGTCTATCGGGAAAAGGAAGCCCCATTGACCATGGAAGGGTTCAAACTACACCTTTGGGATAAGGGCATCGCTGATGGGGGAAGGGACTATTTCAGCAACAAGGGGGGAGCATACGAAGATTTTTCCGCAATCTGCTCCCGCATAAAGGAAGCCATCCGAGCTGACCAAATCAAAGGCGGCATGGCGGGCATCTACAACCCCTCCATCACGCAACGGTTGAATGGCTTGGTCGAGAAGCAGGAAACCAGCATTCACATCGAACAACCCCTATTCGGTGAGTGATTCCATCGTTGAATCGGTGGTGCGGCAATTCCACGACAGGGCCGCCAAGGGTGAGGCCAAGTACGGCACGACCATGGACAGGAACGACCTGACCCCGATGCAGTGGATACAGCACTTGCAGGAGGAACTCATGGATGCGGTGGTTTATTTGGAGAAAGTGAAGCAGACGGGTGGAGTTTAGGTACACCACAGCCATTAAGAAGATTCGGGCCATGAAGGCTCGGAAAAAGGTCATCCAAGGCGGCACGTCTGCGAGCAAAACCTTCGGCATCCTTGCGGTGCTAATTGACCACGCCGCCAAGCATCCGAAATCGGAAATATCGGTCGTGTCCGAATCCGTGCCGCACCTACGCAGGGGAGCCATCAAGGACTTCGCCAAAATCATGCAATGGACGCACAGGTGGGTTCCCGACCGCTGGAACAAGACGCTCCTGCAATACAACTTCGCCAACGGTTCCACGATTGAGTTCTTTTCGGCTGATTCCGAGGCTCGCCTAAGGGGAGCAAGGCGGCAAATCCTGTACATCAACGAGGCCAACAACATCGACTTTGATTCGTACTATCAGTTGGCCATCCGTACATCGCAGGAGATATATATCGACTTCAACCCGACCCATGAGTTCTGGGCGCATACCGAAGTCCTGCCCGAAGCGGATGCGGAGTTTCTTATCCTGACGTATCAGGACAACGAGGCCCTGCCTGATACGATTCGAAACGATATTGAACTAAACCGAGCCAAAGCCGAAACCTCCGCCTATTGGGCGAATTGGTGGAAGGTGTACGGCATGGGTCAGGTTGGAACGCTTCAGGGTGCGATATACGGCGACTTCTCGGTAGTTGAGGGCATAGACCCATCCACGATGAAATTCGTCGCCTACGGCCTCGACTGGGGCTTTAGCAACGACCCCACGGCATTGGTGGCCGTGTACCGCAGGGGGGATGACCTCTTTGTCCATGAACTGCTGTACAACCGTGGCCTCACCAACTCGGACATTGCCGCCAAGTTGAAGGAGTTCGGCATCACACGGGCTTGGGAGATTGTGGCTGATAGCGCAGAACCCAAGAGCATTGAGGAAATCTATCGGCTCGGATTCAACATCAAGCCAGCAAGCAAAGGCCCCGATAGCGTCAGGCAGGGGATTGACATCGTGAAGCGGTTCAATCTTCACATCACCAAGGATTCGACAAACCTGATAAAGGAACTCCGCTCGTACACTTGGGCCACCGACAAAGAGGGCAAGGACACGGGGGTTCCCATCGATTCGTTCAACCACGCCTGCGATGCCCTGCGTTATGTGGCTCTCAACAAACTTGCGGTCAGTAACTCGGGAAGGTATTTGGTGGTGTAACTTTGGGGCATGAACCTCGAATCCATCCTTGACACGCTTTTGATTTTTGGCAGATTCGTCTTGCTATTGGTCTTGATTTTTGCAATCTTTGCTATACTAGTATGAAACTCAACCGCCCTGTCATCGGCCTTGACTTGACTGAACCCGCTCCCATGAAACTCATCCACTACTATCACATCTACTGCGGAGGGGGAGGCCAATGGCAGCTCATCCTCAATCAACATATGATGGCCCTGTGCAACTACGGCCTCATCGAGCAGTTGGACGAGATTCGTGTCGGCATCGTTGGGCCGCCAGAACAGCGTAAGGCGGTGAAGGAAATCTTGGAGGGGTCGCTCATCGCCCCCAAGGTCAAGGTTGTCGTTACTCGGACAAACGCATGGGAGCAGGCGACCCTCACCGAGATGTACAAGGCAAGCCAAGACGAGGATGCGGCCTACCTCTACGCTCACACCAAGGGTTCAGCAAATCCATCGCTTGTCGCCCAGCTGTGGGGTCGCAGCATGATATTCTTCAACATCGTGGCATGGGAGCGAAGCCTTGCGGAACTGGAGAAAGTTGATGCGGTTGGATGCCATTGGCTCACTAAGGAGGAGTTCCCCCACATCGCAGACCACAACAACCCTGAAGGCTATCCGTACTTTGGTGGCAACTTTTGGTGGGCCAAATCCTCTCACATTCGGGAACTCGGTGAGCCACAACGTGACCGCCGTTACCAAGGGGAGCATTGGATTGGGAAGCGTGAAGGCATGACCGTCTATGATTCCAATAAGGGATGGCCCGACCCAAGCAAGTTCGTTATCACATTCTAACATGTACCAACTACTTCCAACATTCCGACCCATCCAAGGCATTGAAATCGGCCTTTGGGAAGGTGTCAACGCAGTCCGACTGCTGACCCAGTTCCCGAACCTGCACCTCACGGGCATAGACCCATTTGAGGGTTATGACGATTGGCATGGCCACATCCCTGCCGATTCCATGCACGCACGGGAAGGCGTTACCATGCGAGCCTTGGAACCGTTTGCAGACCGATTCACGCACATCAAACGCTACTCGGATGCAGCCCTTGAACTGCTACCCGATGAAGCATTTGACTTCGTTTACATCGATGGCGACCATTCACACAAGTGGGCTTTGCATGACATCACCGAGTATTGGAAAAAGGTTAGATTGGGTGGTATTCTTTGCGGTCATGACCGTTCCCTTGCAGGAGTAGCCCAAGCCCTTGCCGAGTTCGGCCATGAATTTACGCCAACAGAGGAACCTCAAGGGGATTCTTGGTATATCATTAAGCCATGAAGCTACTCGCCAATATCGCCTACCACCACCACCCCGACAGGGTGGCGAACCTGACCAAGGTCATCGAGGCCATTAAGTCGTACCCCGTGCAAGCGGAAATCTTCGTGGATATCAACGACCCGCAAGCGATTCACGAACTCGCTCACCTTCCCGTTACCTTCCACGCTCATACAAGCATGGGTCATCCGTGGGAACTGACCAGCAAGCACCGCAACCGCATTGCGGAGGTTTACCAGCATTTTGACTGGGTGGCCTACTTTGAGGACGACATGATGCTGCCCAAGGAGGGGTTCGTTAACTTTACCAAGCAGTTTGACCCGATGTACAAGGACAACCTGTACCCGTCATTCACCCGCATTGAAACCTATCCCGACAAGGAAGGCGAATTTAGCCCCGACATCACATTCAATTTGACACCGAATGTATGGAAGGAGTGGAACGGAAAGACCTACGTTAGCCTGCCTTATTACATCAACTACCATGCTTTTTGGATGTTCAGCACCAAGCGGCTTGCCGAGATTTTGGGCCGTAACCCCCAAGCCTTGCAGATGATTCCCAACAACGGTCTCTATCGTGAATCATTGGCATCCCTGCCGATTTGGTCTTTGGGATTGAATCCGATGCTGGAGATGGATGAAAACGGCGAACTTGCCGACCATTGCAAGGTCTATCACCTAACCAACAACTACCAAGGGCAGAGCAGGGATATTAAAGAAATCTTTAGACGATGAAGCACGACCATATTTTTGGCTGGTCAAGTCCACAGGAACAAGGCCAACTACTAAACTTTATCCTTGATACCTTGAAACCCAAGCCACGGATTACCATTGCAGAAATCGGGGTTTATCTCGGACGAGGGACGGCCATCTTTGATGAGGTGTTTGTCAGCAGGAAGCAGAACTACAAATTGATAGCCGTTGACCATTTTGAGGGTTCCTCCGAACACAAGGCCAGCAATTCCGTTCCATCTTACGAGGTATTCCAAAAGAATATGGAGCCAATCTGCGACCAAGTTTGGGCTTACAACTGCGATTCCATCGCCGCTTCCAAGCGTTTCAAGAATGGGGAATTTGACATCGTTTACATTGATGCAGCTCACGAATACGAAGCTGTCCTTGCAGACCTTGAGGCTTGGTTTCCAAAGGTCAAGCGTGGCGGGTTTATCTGCGGGGACGACTACACGGACGCATGGTCAGGGGTCGTGAAGGCTGTAAGTGATTTTTTTGGGGGACGGCATGGTGTTGTTTCGGGAACGCAGCAATGGTATTTTCAAAAATGAAACTCCAAGACCTCACGATTGACCAATTCCAACGGATAGCCGCACTGGAGTTCAGCCCTGCGCTTACGGATAGCGACAAACGAGTGGGTGTGGTTGCGATTGTGGAAGGTGTAGAGGTAGCCATCGTCAGGGATATGCCTGCCACGGCACTCACGAAGCGGTACAAGGCCATCGTGAAGGAATGGAACGAACTGCCTGCACTCGCCTACAAGCGGAAGTTCAAAGCAGGGGGCAAGTGGTGGATTCCAACGGTGTTCACGGACGAACTCACGGCAGGGCAGCTCATCGACCTGATGGATATGAACACCACGGACGAGCGCCAACTGGTGCAGAATCTTCACCGCATCATGGCAACGCTGTGCAGGGAAGCGGGGTTCATGGGATGGTTCCCGAAGAAGTACGATGGGGCAGGCCATGCTGATAGGGCCGAACTGCTCAAAGCCAACGCCAAGATTGGCGATGTTTGGGGGGTCGTTAGTTTTTTTTTGCTAAGTTCCGAAAGCTACTTGAAAATTTTGAGCGACTATTCCAAGCACCTGATGACGAAGGCGCAGGGCCTGTAACCAATCCCCTTGCTGGCTACGGTTGGCTCATGGTGGTTTGGAGAATGGCCAACAAAGACGTGCTGAAATTCGATGCCATCTTTGCGATGAAGGCTGTGGAGTTCCTGAACTATGCGATGCTGATCCACGATATTTTGGAGGCGGAACGGCAAGAGGCAGAGCGGATGCGGAGGCGGTAGGACACTTTGGGAGGCTGGTTACATTTACCAGCATGGAGTTCGATGTATTTGTCGGAGGGTCAGGCAAGAAGCTGACCGACTTGCAGAGGCAAGCATTACCCGAATTTGGGATTAACCTTGAGGAAGGGGCGATTGATAATAAATCCTATGCAATTGTAACAAAGTGGCTTGATGGTGTTATTAAGTTAGCCAAGCAGAACCTCGCCAATTCCGATGCCATTGCCAGCAACGACCTTTCGCAGAGCATTAGGTTTGAACCAATAACCCTAACCGACACCTCCTTCGTGGTTGCTATTGTGGCCAACCATTACTGGAAGTTTGTTGACCTCGGTGTCAAGGGTGCAGTCAGCAGCAGTCGTGCGCCAAATAGCCCATTTCAATACAGGGACAAGCGGCCACCTATCCGACCCATCCAAGGGTGGATTGCATTAAAAGCGATTCCCATGGAAGGCCGTGACAAGAAGGCGGCAAACCGTTCCTTTGCCATCAACATCGCCAACAAAATCCGCAGGCAGGGATTGAGGGCCACCAACTTCATGTCCAATGCTGTAACCGAAGACATGGTCGCCGTCCTTACCGAAAACATCGCCGAAGTCCTCGGCAAATCCATCAGCGTAGCAACCTCCCGTTAACCTATGGCAATATCCGTCTTATCAGGGTCGCCCCAAGCAGCGACACCCGTTTACAACAAAATGCTCTTCAAAGTCAGCGGCTCGCTGACCAGTGGGGCCAATTACCGCTACGTCTGCGATGTGAAGGATGCGGCAGGCACGACCACGCTTGCCCGATTGAAGTGCGACAAACTACCGACCACCAACTACGGATTCTTTGACGTGAGCAGGGTCGTGGAAACGCTGATGGCTCCTACCGTTCCCACGCTTGCACAAGTTGGCTTTGCCGACCACGCTGGATTCTATTCGGGGTATCGCCTAACCTTCATGGAGGAATACGGCTCAACGCCTGTGGTGCAGACGGGAACGACTACCAACGTGACGGGAAATG